CACAGACAATCGTAAACTCTGTAACAATGAATGCCTCAAACGCTGTTATCTTTGAAGGCGCAACCGCTGATGCACACGAAACAACTCTAACAACTGTAGATGCTACAGGTGATAGAACAATCTCATTACCAAATGTATCAGGTACACTTCCTGTTCTTGCAGCCGCTTCCACTACTGCAATCACTTCAACACCTGAAGAACTTAACTTACTAGATACTGCTTCTGCAAATAGTGTTGTTAATAGTAAGGCAGTTATATATGGTTCTTCTGGAGAACTTGCTGGAACATTAAGCACTGCCGCTCAAACAAATGTAACTTCACTTGGCACACTATCGACTCTTACTGTTGATAATATTATTATTAACGGCACAACTATTGGGCATACGTCCGATACAGACTCAATTTCTATTGCTTCAAATGGCGTAGTTACTTTTAGTCAAGCACCGGTATTCCCTGATGGTAGTATTAATATTGCTGATATTGATTTAAATGGCGGAACAGAGATTGGTGCGGCAATTGCTGATGCAGATTTATTATTAATAGATGATGGTGCCGGTGGCACCATGAAGAAAGTTCTTGCTTCTAGACTTAAAACTTATATTTCTGGTAGTTCAGATCCAACAGCCGCAGATGATATTACTGTAGGAGATGCTGCAGTTACTCTTACAACAAGTGCTGGTGACATTACAATTGACGCTGCAGCTAATGATAGTGATATTATTCTCAAAGGAACAGACGGCGGCGCAGACACAACCTTCTTAACGATTGATGGTAGTGCTGCTGGTAAAGCAACTTTCAATAATGAAATAGTTTCTGGTGCAGTCATTACATCTGGCGCTGGTCTTATTATTGCTGATGCTGGAACGATTGGTTCTGCTTCTGATACAGATGCGATTGCTATCGGATCAGATGGTGACGTTACACTTACTCAAGACCTAGAACTCCAACATGATGGTGCTATATTGTCGTTTGGTGCTAATGATGAAATAACTTTAACTCATGTACATAACACAGGTTTGCTTTTAGCAGATAGCGGCGGCACTCCAACATTACAATTCCATGACGCAAATGAATCCATTTCGTCAGACGGTGGTCATCTTATTTTTACATCTAACGGTGTAGCATTTGATTTTCCAAGTGCTGATGGATCAAATGGACAAGCACTAGTAACAAATGGTAGTGGTGTATTATCTTTTTCTTCTGTATCTGGCGGATCTAGTGCAGCAGATGATATCACTGCAGGTGATGCCGCTGTCCTTATAACAACAAGTTCTGGTAATATTACCATTGATGCTGCAGCTAATGATAGTGATATTATTCTAAAAGGCACAGATGGTGGTGGAGATCTTACGTTCCTTACTATTGATGGCAGTGCAGCAGGTAAAGCAACCTTTAACAATGAAATAGTTTCTGGTGCTGTGATTACATCAGGTGCAGGTCTTTTAATTGCAGATGCAGGTACAATTGGTAGTGCAAGTGACGCTGATGCTATAGCAATCGGTTCTGATGGAGATGTTACTCTAACACAAGATTTGGAACTACAGCATGATGGTGCTACTATATCCTTTGGTGCTAATGATGATGTTGTTTTAACCCATGTACACGATACAGGACTAACACTAAGTCATGCTGCAACTGCAGATAATAAACCTGTTGTATTTCAGTTAAAATCTAATGAAGCAGTGGTTGTAGCAAACGAAGTAATTGGTTCAATTGAATTTGCAGCAACAGATTCTGATGGAACAGATGGTGCAGGAGTTGCTGCTGGTATACATGCTATTGCAGAAGGAACATTCAGTGCTAGTGCAAATGCAACCAAACTAGTGTTTACAACTGGGGTAAGCGAAACAGCCGCTGCCAGTGCAACTGCAAAGATGACACTTAGTAGTGCTGGTCTATTGACAGTAGCAGATGACATTGTAATTAAAACTGGTGGTACAATAGGTGGCGCAAACGATACAGACTTATTGACGCTTACTAGTGGTGTTTTAACAGTTGCTGGAGAGGTAGTAGGAACAGGATTTACAGGAACATTAGACGGAATTTTAGGAAGTGGAACTGCAGCCGCAGCAAGTGTTACTACCCTTACTGCAAGTGGAATTATAAAAACAGATGACGCTACAGAAGCAACAAGCACCACTGATGGATCACTTCAAACAGATGGTGGACTTTCAGTTGTAAAAGATATTATTGCTGGTGATGACGTCAAATTATTATCAGACGCTGCCGTTCTTAACTTTGGTGCAAATTCAGATGTAACACTTACTCATGTACACGATACAGGATTGTTGCTCAATGCTGCAATGGTAATGCAGTTTAGAGATAGTGCAATTAACATAGGTTCACCTGCAGATGGTGACTTAGATATCAATGCAGATGATGAGATTGAATTAAATTCAACATTAATTGATGTAAACGGAAATTTAGATGTGAGTGGTACAATAGTTGGTGCAAGCACTCTCTCAGCAACAACAGGTACATTTAGTGGTATTCTAAAAACAGATGATGCAACTGAAGCTACATCAACAACTGATGGATCATTACAAACTGATGGCGGTCTATCAGTAGTGAAAGATGCAGTCTTTGGAGATGATGTAAAACTATTATCAGATGCTGCTGTTGTGTCATTTGGTGCAAACTCTGAAGTTACTTTAACTCATGTGCATGATGTTGGTCTTGCACTAAAACACACTGCAACTGCTGATGATAAACCGATTGTTCTTACTTTACAAACTGGTGAAACTGACATGGCTGCAAATGATGTCATGGGTGCAATTAGATTTCAGGCACCAGATGAAGGTACTGGAACAGATGCTATCTTAGTCGCGGCTGCTATTCAAGCAGTTTCAGAAGGTGACTTCAGTTCATCAAATAACGCAACAAGATTAGAATTTCATACTGGTGCAAGTGAAGCTGCATCATCTAAAATGTCATTAAGCAGTGCTGGTCTATTGACAATTGCTGATGATTTTGTAATAAAAGATGGCGGTACTATTGGTAGTGCATCAGATCCAGATGCAATCGCAATTGGTTCAGATGGGGATGTTACACTAACACAAGATTTAGAGCTACAACATGATGGTGCTATACTGTCGTTTGGTGCTAATGATGAAATAACTTTAACTCATGTACACGATACAGGATTATTATTAGCAGATTCAGGTGGTACACCAACATTACAATTCGTTGATGCAAACGAATCAATATCTTCAGATGGCGGTCATTTGATTTTCACATCCAATGGTGTATCATTTGATTTTCCAAGTGCTGATGGATCAAATGGACAAGTACTAGCAACAAACGGAAGTGGAGTTTTAGCTTTTGCTTCAGTATCTAGCGGATCTAGTGCAGCAGATGATATTTCTGCTGGTGATGCTGCAGTAACTATAACAACAAGTTCTGGTAATATTACAATTGATGCCGCAGCAAACGACAGTGATATTATTCTAAAAGGTACTGACGGAGGAGCAGATACAGACTTCTTAACAATTGATGGCAGTGCTGCTGGTAAAGCAACTTTCAATAATGAAATAGTTTCTGGTGCTGTTATTACATCAGGTGCAGGTCTTGTAATTGCAGACGCTGGAACTATTGGTAGTGCCAGTGACACTGACGCCATTGCTATTGCTAGTGATGGTGTGGTTACATTTAGCCAAGAAATTGTAGCACCTTCACTGGATATTTCCGGTAACGTGGACATTGATGGTACTCTTGAAGCAGACGCAATTACAGTCAATGGCACTGCACTCGCAGAAACCATCTCCGATACTGTTGGAGCAATGGTTGGTTCTAACACAGAAACAGGTATTGCCGTAACTTATCAGGATGGCGATAATACAATAGACTTTGCAATTAATGCTGCACAAACCACTATTACATCCCTTCTTGCGACGGACATTAAAATCGGTGAAGATGACCAGACCAAGATTGACTTTGAAACCGCTGATGAAATACACTTCTATGCTGCAAACGAACACCAAATAAAATTAGTTAATGGTGCTTTAGTTCCAGCAACAGATAACGATGTTGATTTGGGTACAAGTTCAGCAGAATTTAAGAATGCTTTCTTTGACGGTACAGTTACATCAGATGCATTTGCTGGTCCTTTGACGGGTGATGTTACAGGTACATCTTCTAAAGTTACAGTCACCAATAGCACTGCAAATACAAACTTCCCTGTGGTGTTCAACGACGAATCAGATTCACTATTAGATGATACGGGTGCATTACGTTATAATCCAAGTTCGGGCACACTACTTGTTCCAAATCTTGTTGTAGCAGGAACAACCACACAGGTTAACACGGTTACAATGAATGCTGAGAATGCTGTTGTGTTTGAGGGTGCAACTGCTGATGACCACGAAACAACACTTACAATCATAGACCCAACTGGTGATAGAACAATCAATCTACCAAACGTGAGTGGTACAATTCCTGTACTTGCTGCCGCATCAACCACACAGATTACTTCTACTCCTGCCGAACTGAATATCCTAGATGGTGCAACAGTTGTGGTTGGTGAGATTAATGCGTTAGACTTAGGTAGTACCGCAGTCGGTACAGCGATTGCATCTAAAGCAGTTATCCTTGATTCCAGTAAAGATTATACAGGTATAAGAAACCTTACCATCTCTGGAGAGATAGATGCTGCAACTGGTGACTTTTCTGGTGCGGTTGACGTTGCAGGCGCAACAACAACTGCAGCTTTGACTGCTAGTGGTATACTCAAAACTGATGATGCTACCGAAGCAACTTCTACCACAGACGGTTCACTACAAACTGATGGTGGATTAAGTGTTGTCAAAGACGCAGTATTTGGCGATGATGTAAAACTGTTATCAGATGCCGCTGTTATTGGGCTTGGTGCAGATGGTGATGTAACCCTTACTCACGTTGCAGATACAGGTGTTCTTTTGAACGCTGCAATGGTAGTGCAGTTCAGAGATAGTGCAATTAACATAGGTTCACCTGCTGATGGTGACTTAGATATAAATGCAGATGACGAAATAGAACTTAACTCTACTTTAATTGATGTAAACGGAAATCTAGATGTTTCTGGTACAGGTGTTATTGCTGGCGCAGTTACAACTGCTGCCTTGACCGCTAGTGGTATTATCAAAACCGATGATACAACTGCTGCAACAAGTATAACTGATGGTTCATTACAAACTGATGGTGGTCTATCGGTGACCTTAGATGCAGTCATTGGTGATGACATTATTATGATAAGTGATGCCGCTCAAATTGCTTTTGGTGTAAACTCTGAAATCACATTGGCTCATGTCCATAATGTAGGGTTAACATTAACCCATGCCACTGCTGGTGATAATCTACCAGTTGTATTACAATTAAAATCTGAAGAAGATATTGTTGTAGCAAATGAAGTGATTGCTTCAATTGAGTTTGCTGCTGGTGACTCTGATGGCACAGATGGTGCTACAGTTGCCGCTGGTATTCACGCAATCGCAGAAGATACATTTAGTGCAAGTGCAAATGCTACTAAACTGGTATTTACTACAGGTGTATCTGAAACTGCTGCGTCAAGTGCAACTGCTAAAGCGACACTAAGTTCCATTGGTGACTTCCAAGTTGCTGGTGATTTGGTTATCAAGGATGCGGGTCTTATTGGTTCTGCTAGTGACAAGGATGCGATGAGTATTTCCTCTGGTGGTGTGGTTAACTTTAGTGCCAGACCTACCTTTGCTGCTTCTCTGACAATCCAAGATGGTGGTTCACTAGGTTCTGCAAGTGACATTAATGCAATAACAATTTCTTCTGGTGGTGTAGTTGCTGTAACTGCAACGACTGCTTCAACTAGTGCTACATCTGGTGCATTGACAGTTGGAGGCGGTGCGGGTATTGCTGCTGACCTTAGTGTTGGCGATGACTTGTTTATGATTAGTGACGCTGCTGTATTAACTTTCGGTGCAGATAAAGATGTTACTGTAACCCACGTTGCTGACACAGGATTATTGCTCAACGCAGCTATGGTCATGCAGTTTAGAGACTCTGCTATCAACATTGGTTCTCCAGCAGATGGTGATTTGGATATCAATGCTGACGATGAAATAGAACTTAACTCAACTTTGATTGATATCAATGGTAACGTAGAGATTAGTGGCACACTTGCACAAGCAGATGCCATAACAATGGCTACAAATAAAAAGATAATATTTCGTGATACTGCAATTCACATTAGTTCAACTGCTGATGGTGATTTATCTATTGCTGCTGATGATGAAATAGACTTAACCTCAACCCTAATTGATATTAATGGTAATGTAACAATAAGTGGAACAACCGGAGCTGCAGCTCTTACAACGTCTACAATAGTTGCAAGTGGTATTATCAAAACTGATGACACTACTGCTGCAACTTCTACTACAGACGGTTCACTACAAACTGATGGTGGATTATCAGTTGCTGCTGATGCTGTTATTGGTGATGATTTATTCCTACTTAGTGATGCAGCAGTACAAACTTTTGGCGCAGATAAAGACGTAACATTAACTCATGTACACAATACAGGCCTATTGCTCAATGCTGCAATGGTGGTTCAATTTAGAGATTCAGCAATCAATATCGGTTCACCTGCTGACGGTGATTTAGATATTAATGCCGACGATGAGATTGAACTTAACTCAACCTTAATTGATGTCAATGGTAATTTGGATGTTTCTGGTACAGGTGTTATTGCTGGTGCGGTGACAACTGCCGCCCTAACTGCTAGTGGAATTATCAAAACAGATGACACTACTGCTGCAACTTCTACAACAGATGGCTCATTGCAAACTGATGGCGGTTTATCGGTTGCTGCTGATGCGGTTATTGGTGATGACCTGTTTATGCTTAGTGATGCTGCTGTAGTAACTTTCGGTGCAGATAAAGATGTAACCCTTACGCATGTTGCTGATACAGGACTTCTTTTGAATGCTGCAATGGTGGTTCAGTTCCGTGACTCAGCTATTAATATTGGTTCACCTGCTGACGGTGATCTAGACATTAATGCCGATGATGAAATAGAACTTAATTCAACCTTAATTGATGTTAATGGCAATCTTGATGTATCAGGCACAATAGTTGGTGCTGGTGCAATTACTGGCGGTGGTCTTATGACCACAGGTGGAAACATTGTTATTCCTAATGCTGGTAATATTGGTTCAGCTGGTGACACTGATGCCATTGCAATAGCCTCCAATGGTGTGGTAACCTTTAGTCAGGCACCAGTGTTCCCTAATGGGTCTATTCCAGTTATTGATCTTGATATTGATGGTGCAACTGATATTGGTGCTGCGATTGTTGATGCAGACTTGTTCATCATTGACGATGGCGCTGGTGGTGCAAATAAAAAGGTCACCGCAGCTAGACTTAAAACTTATGCACAATCAGCATCCTCTGGTAGTGGATCAAGTTTTCCAAACAGTACTATTGAAGTACTACCGGGTAAAGCTGATGATTATGATTTACAGAAAAACGCTGCACAGGATACTGCAGAAACACCTTTTGATTCAGGCGCAACTGATGCTTTTGGTGTTAACTTGGGTACAGTGTATAGTATGATGGATCCAGTTGGAACAGTAGAAGTCGCGGGCAGTGATACCCTCGGTTTAGACCTAGGTGCATTTGGTTAATAAATAAAGGATATAGGAGCAAAAAATGCCTACAGTATTACAGTTTCGTAGAGGAACAACAGCACAGAACAACGCTTTTACAGGCGCAGATGGTGAACTAAGTATTGATTCACAAGCCGATAGTCTTAGAGTACATGATGGATCGACCGCAGGTGGATTTGAGACAAACGCTAAACAAGCAAAGTACGCTGATATCGCGGAAAGATATCGCGCTGACGCAGAGTATAGTGTTGGTACGTTACTAATGTTTGGAGGAGATGCTGAAGTTACAATATGTAATACAGCAGATTGTAATAAAATTGCAGGTGTTGTATCCAGTGAAGATACTGCATACTGTGTAATGAATAGTCCTAAAGGTGAACGTGATGATCCTACTTTTCCTCCAATGGCTCTACTAGGGCGTGTACCGTGTAAGGTAGTTGGTGTGGTGAAAAAAGGCGATTTGATGGTATCGAGTGGTACACCAGGACATGCACAAGCATTTTCAGGTCAAATCAATCCTATGGTTGGAACTGTAATTGGTAAGGCAGTAGAAGCCAAATCAAAATCAGGTACAGGTGTAATTGAGGTTGTAGTAGGCAGACTCTAGTCACACATTAAACTTTCAATAGTCCTAATCTTATTAACAATATCCTTAATTTGAAGTGTGGTAAACACACCCGGGTGTAGTGGTTTGGGCCAACTATCAAGTTTACTCCAAGCATATCCTTTGTGTTCGTTGTTTAGTTTTGGGATAAATTCGTCATCGACTACGCATACATAGGTACTGTATGTAAAGTTATTCTTATTATTAGTAAACTTTTCTACTGGGATAGTTTTTAGTACAAGCGGCATAAAGCCAATCTCTTCAACAATCTCACGCTGTAGTGCAGTATACTCAGTTTCATCTCGTTCAACTTTGCCACCGACAAATGCCCACATGCTGTCATACCTAGCGCCATTGCGCAGTACAAACATATATCTACTTGTTGATTTGCTTAGAAATAACGCTCCAACACCGCTGTTAGATAACGATGCTCCAGTCGCCTGCTCGATATTCGCCTTCATAAGACTTGACCCACTCTGTTCCGGTCCACTTGTATTGTAAGCCTGTATTAGTATTAGTTACATAGTGTACACCCGAATCGGTGCTACTGTCAAATGCTATTTGCCAATCGGTGCCATTATATTCAACAATGTCGTTGGCACCTGCTACTAAACTACCCCAAGCATCAGGACCATCTGTGTTACTTGCATCGCCAATAGCATTGAGAACGAGATAACGTTGTCCTTGTGCTGCCGCAGCAAGTCCTACACTAGGTGCACTGCGCAAAGGATTAATAATCTTTGTTACAGCAGGCAAGTCGTTCGTTGGGATAGTATCACCATCTACTGTCCACAATAATTTGTGTGGGTCGCTAGGGTGAAAAGCAATTGTACCAACTATCTCTGCAGTGCCTTGTTCTAAACGTATTTGGCTAATGCCACTTTGTAGTTCACCATATTGGTTTATAAGTGCAGCCCAACTAACATCATCTGTGCCTACTTTTGTTGGCGGATCATTTAGTGGAGTATAATCTACTTTGTTAGTGCTTGTTTCATTACGATCAAGTATTTGTACAGTGTTGCCAAGTATAATAATACCAAAGTTCATCGGTGTAAATTTCATACGCTCACCTAGTAGTATTTGTCCATCAATAACACCATCTGCAATGCCTCCTTGATCATCATATATACTAGCAACAATCTTATTAATGACACCAAGTTTCTTAACCTTAGCAGGTGCAGTTAACCAAATTGGAACAGTAAATGAAAGTGTAGCAATATCAATCTGCTCATCAACACCTACTGGTACACTTCTACTACTAAATTGCACTTGTTGCAATTCAATATAACTTAGACTTGTCCAGTCTAAATAGTTATCAGTGCTTTGTATTTCAAGTGAAGGATTATACAGTACCAATATTTGTTCCATTAATTGTAGTTTTTGATTAGTATTACTAGTCCACACATCAACGTTTAACTGCAGTGTATAAGGAACAGGCATAACACGCTCTACTGTAAAAGCGTTACCTTGTTGAGTATTGTATGAATTTGTATTAGGATCAAATTTGCGCATACGAATATGCTTCTTGTCAATAAATGTAGGATCCTGTCTGCGCTCTGCATTGTATTCTAATCCTGTTATATGACAACTAATCATAGGTGTTGGAATGATTTTGTTCTCACTGTTCTCACGAACAATGCTGCTAACCATTCTTGTTGCATCGCCATACTTAACAGGAACAGTAACCAGCGTAATATTGCCATCTCTGTCCTTGCCATACTCAACCTGAAAGTTACTAAATGCACGAATAAATTGCAATAGAAAACGTCTTATCTGTTCATCATAAAAGAATTGTTGTGGCATTA